CAAACTTGAATTAATTACAGCAATAGATGATAATAGTAACGAAGTGGTATTAGTCCTAGTGGATGACGCAAAATATGTGCTGAATTACTGGCCAGACACGGTAGTAAATAATCACATTGAGTCATTCAAGATAACTAGAACACTAGATATTAGTCCACTTTATTCTAAGATAGGTTGAAAATGAAACTAAACGTAGTAAAACGATCTGGCAACAGAGAACCACTAGCCGTTGAAAAATGGCAAAATCAAGTAGCAAAAGTATGTAACGGTATAGCAGATGTCAGTCAGAGCATGATTGAGATCAAAGCACAACCACATTTCTATGATGGTATTACCACACGCACAATTGATGAAATAACACTACGTGCGATAGTAGACCTAATTGATATTGAACATAACCCAGATATTGGTCACACCAATTACCAATATGTCGCAGGTAAGCAACGTGTAAGCATGTTGCGCAAAGACGTTTATGGGAACTACCAGCCACCGCACATCTATGACATCGTAAAGAAAAATGTTGAATTAGGACTCTATACAAAAGATTTATTAGATTGGTACACACAAGAAGAATGGGATAAGATGAATGATATGCTTGACCATGAAAAGGACGAGCAATACAGTTATGCAGCCATTGAACAGTTGATAGAAAAGTATTTGGTACGCAATCGCGCCACGAAGGAAATTTATGAGACACCACAGATACGTTACATGGTTGCAGCCGCAACAGTATTTCACAATGAGGATAAAGCGCAACGCCTTCGTCTTGTCAAAGAATACTATAACTGCGCTAGTGATGGGTTATTTACTCTTGCTACTCCTGTATTGGCAGGACTTGGAACACTCACAAAACAGTTTAGCAGTTGCGTTCTTATTCGCAGCGATGACGATCTTGACAGTATTTTCGCTTCCGGAGAGATGATGGCAAAGTATGCTAGCAAACGTGCTGGTATAGGTCTTGAAGTTGGAAGATTGCGCCCATTAGGTAGCCCTATACGCGGCGGCGAAGTTATGCATACTGGCATGATACCCTTTCTAAAGAAGTGGTTTGGTGATCTACGTAGTTGCAGTCAGGGCGGTATACGTAATGCAAGTGCTACTGTATTTTATCCTATATGGCACTATCAGTTTGATGATTTGATCGTATTGAAGAATAACCAAGGAACTGACGAAACTAGAGTGCGTCATATGGACTATGGCGTAGTACTATCAGCATTCTTCTGGAAAAGGTTCAAAAACCGTGAAAATATAACGTTTTTTGACCCCAACGAAGTTCCTGAATTATACGAAGCATTCTATACGAATACTCAGAAGTTTGAAGAACTTTACGTCAAATATGAAAAGCGTAAGGATTTACGCAAAAAGACCATGAATGCAGAAGATGTATTCAAGGGCGGCATACTAAAAGAAAGAACTGATACAGGACGTATCTATCTTGTGTTCATTGATAACGTCATGAACCAAGGTCCCTTTGATCCCGAGTATCATACGATCTACCAAAGCAATCTATGCTGTGAGATACTTCTTCCTACGAAACCATTCAAAAGACTAGATGACGATCAGGGTAGAATCGCTTTATGCACACTAGGCAGCATCAATTGGGGCGCATTCAGAAACCCAGAAGATATGCGAAGAGCCTGTAGAATATTACAGCGTAGTTTGTGCAATATACTTGACTACCAAGATTTCTTGAGTATCCAAAGCAAACTCAGCAATGATGAGATACAACCACTAGGTATCGGTGTGACTAATCTAGCATACTGGCACGCCAAGCGTGGTATGAAATATGGCGAGAGTGATAGTTTGCAAGAAGTAAAGAGTTGGATGGAACATCAGGCTTTTTACTTGACAGAAGCCACTGTTGAACTTGCTAAAGAACGTGGTAAGTGTACTGATAGTGACAAGACACGTTATGGTCAGGGTATATTTCCTTGGGAGTTACGTAGTAAGGGTGTCAATAGTCTAGCAAATTTCAAACCTGAACTTGACTGGGAACCACTCAGAAATGAGATGAAACAATATGGTGTTAGAAATGCTACATTGATGGCAATCGCCCCTGTAGAAAGTTCAAGCGTAGTGATCAACTCAACAAATGGCATTGAGTTGCCTATGAGTTTGATTAGCGTAAAAGAAAGCAAGGCAGGTAGTTTCACGCAAGTCGTGCCAGAATATCATAGACTAAAAAATAAATATGAACTCATGTGGGAGCAAACTGATTGTCTTGGTTATATCAAGACAGCAGCAGTATTAGCCGCATATGTTGATCAAAGTATTAGCACTAATACGTTCTATAATCCAGGACATTTTCTAGAACGTAAAGTGCCTACTACATTGATAGCAAAAAATTTGATGTTGGCACATCAATATGGACTAAAGACTTTTTATTATAGCCTGATCAATAAGGCTGGTGCAAAAGTAGTTGAAGAACAAGTGGCACAAAAAGTAGAAGAAGTTATTGCTGAAGAAGATTGTGAAAGTTGCAAATTATGAATATAGGCGTGTTTGGTTGTAGTTTTGCTAATTGCTCAGACGAGGTACAAGATATCGTTTGGTACAACATATTAGCAAAACAACTAAGTGGATACGTATATAATTTTGAATTTAATACTAAAGATAAATCTTATGGGGAAGCAGCAAGTAGTTTATTTTATTCTTATAAAAAATTTTTGACTTATTGTAACTCACATGATTTAAATATTTTTGTTGTCACAGACCCTTATAAATTCACCAAAAAAATAAAAGCATATGACAATAGACCAGAAATTTTTGTACCCGGAATACAAAATTGTGATTTACATTTAAATGATGCTAATTTGTTAGACACTGCGAAAGAAACAATTAAAGATATTAAATCTTGGTATATAGTTAATGACGATGAATTTATGTTAAACACCGCAGAGTTAATGATCAACGATATGGTACAGAAAACTACTACTAAAACAATTTTTATAGGTGCATATATAGATTCACGCTATAATCAGAATATGACAAATCATTTATGTTTTAATTGGGGATTATGGGATTTCCACACGGTACAAAGTAAAAGTTTGGGAATAAAAGCAAGTAATTTTAGAGAGTCGCGTACATGCATGGCAGCACATTTTACTAAAGAAAGTAACACACTATTAGCAAATCTGTTGTTCAACTACATTAAATTTGAAACAAAAGAAGTATTACCCACCAGTATTAATCACGAAAATAAATGGAATTATTATTATGAGTAAAGAACAATATAACCTAAAAACAAAAACAGATTATCTCAATCGCAAGATGTTTCTTGACCCCAGTGGTCCTGTAACTATCCAAAGATTTGAAGAAGTCAAATATAACAAGGTGCAGAAACTAGAACAAACTGCACGTGGTTTCTTCTGGGTGCCAGAAGAAGTAAGCCTAACAAAAGATGCTAATGATTTCAAAGATGCTAGCGAAGCCGTAAAGCATATCTTTACTAGCAATCTATTACGCCAAACAGCATTAGATAGTTTACAAGGTCGTGGGCCTAGTCAGATATTCACACCAGTGATATCATTACCAGAACTAGAAGCACTAGTTTATAACTGGACATTCTTTGAGACAAACATTCATAGCCGTAGTTACAGCCACATCATACGTAACATCTACAACGTTCCAAAAGATGTTTTCAATAGCATACATGATACAAAAGAAATCGTTGACATGGCAAGCAGTGTTGGCAAGTATTATGATGACTTGCATCTAATCAATTGCCGTAAAGAAGCAGGCGAGAAGATCAAAGAAAGCGAACACATCAAGGCTATTTGGTTAGCACTCAATGCAAGTTATGCACTAGAAGCATTTAGGTTCATGGTCAGTTTTGCTACAAGTTTAGCAATGGTTGAGAACAAGATGTTTATCGGTAATGGTAACATCATTAGTTTGATATTACAAGATGAGATATTACATAAAGAATGGACTGCTTGGATCATCAATCAAGTAGTCAAAGAAGATCCACGATTCGCAAAAGCCAAAGAACAATGTGAGGCAGAAGTCTATGCATTGTATATGGATGTGATACGTGAAGAAAAAGCCTGGGCTGAATATCTATTCAGCAAGGGTAGCGTTATCGGTCTAAACGCAAACATACTAAAAGACTTTGTTGATTATACTGCCAATACCGCACTCAAAGAAATTGGCATCAAGTATAATCAACCGGCACCTAAAGTCACACCCATACCTTGGTTCAACAAACATAGTGACACAAGCAAGAAACAGACCGCACTACAAGAAAATGAAAGCACTAATTATGTCATCGGTGTTATGAGTGATAAATTAGATTACGACGATTTACCTATATTATAAGGAGAAATAGATGAAAGCAGTAGTTTGGAGCAAGCCGGATTGTCCATATTGTACTATGGCAGAGAAGTTGCTAACACAAAAAGGATACGAGATAGAAGAACGCAAGTTAGGATTTGGTTGGAATCGTGAGCAACTTTTTGAGGCAGTTCCAAATGTAAAGTCAGTACCACAAATCTTTTTGGATGGTGAGTATATCGGCGGTTATGATAATCTAAAGAAATATTTTGAGGAAAAATAAAATGGAACTAAAAGTAGATCAGATTTACACATTCAAATTGAACAGCGGTGAAGAGTTAGTTGCTAAGATAGTCGCAATAGCAGACAATTACTATACCATTACTGAACCAGTTAGTATCGGTCCTAGCCCTCAGGGGGGATTGGGCTTAGTACCTAGCATGTTTACTTACAATAACCGAGAAAATGTCAGACTAAATACTAGTAGCCTAGCACTAGTAGCCGAAACTGATGATAATATCAAGACCAAGTATATAGAAGCAACTACAGGACTACAAGTACCGGGCAAAAAAGTATTGATAGGATAATACATGTCTGGTAAAAAACTTAGTAGAAAGGGCGATAAAAACACTACAGGCGGGGTGCTAACACAGGGTGCCAAAACGGTTTTTTGCAATAATAAACCTGTTGCCACTCACCCTAATAAAATATCACCACATAGTCCTTCTACTCCTAGTATACACAAAAATGCTGTTACTACTGACGGTA